CACGTCTGAGGATGAAAACGGTGTTACAAGATTGGTCGATTTAGTTCTTTTAAGAATTGATGGTTTGCCTCTTGCCAGAGACATTACATCGCACCTGGCCACCCTTGAAGATTTGGACGAAATGAGCACTCATGTGCAGTTTTACGATTGCGTTAAGAGGAGTAGTTTGCTGGGGCTTCCCGTGAACGAATACACCAACCTAATTGACTACGATGAACAACAAGTCTATTTAAATGGCCTTAGCTACGATTTCAAATCAATTGGAGCCCAACCAAATTACGAAGGTAGATGCATGTCATTAATCATCGATGACCAGCGCAAGAAAATCTGTGCCTTCCACGTCTGCAGTTCCCTAGGTGGATTAATCGCTTCCGAAGGATTCGCTCAAATTTTGCCCAAAGAAGTTGTGGAAGATCTCATTTATGATGACACCATAAGCTCCCCAGCAACATTTGATAGAACTCTTGGTCCTCTTTTTCCTCATCAAGTGGAGTCGCTTGCCGACGAATTTGTCAGCATGGTCAATTTGAAAGATTACCTGAAGCCCATCACGAATGTTTCCCCACCAGTTCGGCACGTGGTGCAGACCTCTATCAAGCCCAGCCCATTGTATGGACTCTTGGGTCCCACTCTCAAGAAGCCAGTGTGTTTCACAAACGAAGGGGAGGACATTCCTGGTGTGACAAAGATGTCTGCCGCCATTGCAAAGAACGAGCCCAGGGTTCATTGGAACGAAGATCAGATTCAGTCAGCCTTCGAAGCCGTTAGAGATGATGTGCTCACAAACATGCTGCCAAAAACAGCAGTTCATAACATTAGGTCCCTTGATGATTGTATCTTAGGTGTTCCAAATGTCCCAAATATGCCAGGCATGGATTTAAGCACATCAACCGGTTTTCCTCTTAATTACAAGTTTTCCAACAAGAAACAGATAATCACCATCACCGAAAGAAGAGGGACGCGCTTGGTCCACATCTCGAAGGAACTTCAGAAGGCTCTTGAGTGCAACAATGCTGATAGGGCTCTCGGAATAGTTCCTAAAACTATTTTCCACGCAGTGCTCAAAGATGAGAGAAGAAAGGAAGATAAAATTCATAAGCCCAGGTTGATTCAAATGGCCCCTGTTGAGTACACCATTGCATGCCGCCAGAGAACCATGGATTTCACAGCGTCTTTCTACAATAACAAACTGAAGACTTTTAGCTCCATCGGCGTTAATTGTCTTGGTTCAGACTGGCAGAAAATGGCCAGAAAATTCGAAGGAAAGAAACTTGTCTGCGGAGATGTAGGTGATTTCGGTCCCACATTACCCCACAACCTCGTTGAGAAGTGCTATGAGATCATAAATGCCTGGTATTCCAAATTTTGCAGCGAGGATAATGTTTCCACGGTTAACGAACAGAGAACTACATTGGGCAAAGAGATCACTGCCGGTTACAATGTTTGCTATGATACCATTTTCAAGACAGAATGCTGCTCTCCAAGCGGCCAGCCCCTCACTGTCATAATCAACACAATGTG